GAAAGAAAATGAAGGCCATAAAGAAGGATGGTTTTCCAACACCTGGAGTGTGCCGTTCATGACCCACCGCTTCGTCGACGCCATCAATAATGGATGGTATCTGCCGCGCTCCCCGTTTCTGATCCGTGAGCTCGGCGATTACGAACGCAAGTTGTCGCTTACCGGCAAGACGAAACTCGAACACCAGGCCGGAAAACACGATGACCGGATCCGTGCGGCGGCGATGCCCTACATCTCCAGACATCACCTCGAGGTGTTGCAGTCCCGGTCCCATAAGCAGTACACCGTGATCACGGGCGAACACCTGGATATCGACCGGTCCTATCCTGAACTCGCTTCGGTTTCCATAGGTGACTGATGTCTGGTATATGTTGGCAATGAAACGGCACTCCAAAGGAAGAACAACCCATGGCACGATCCAGTCGTAAACGTCCTGACCACGGCCGCGCCTTCATGGTGCGTCATTTTCCGGGCCGCTTGGGCCGCGACCGCATGAAGAAGGCGCAGATGGAACACCGCTCTGTTTCGGGCAAACCATCGAAACGCCGGAAGAGGTGACGGGTGCAGTTCAAGCAAACCGCCGCCGGCGTCTATGTGCCGAAATATTTGGCGAAGCCAGCGCACCGGGCGATGGCGGTGGTGTTCTGGCACTCGGCAAAACTCGATCGCGTCGTCGTCGGCCTGCCGGAACAATACCCGGTGCCTGCAGTGTTAGAGAAACTGGGTTTTCAGAAAGTCGTCTGCCGCTCCGCGCACGAGGTCGAGATCTGGTCGGAGAAGCTGCGCGCGCAGGAACGCCGCGATGAAGAGAGGACCGACGTCGAGCGGGAAATGTTTGAAGCGCCGCTCGTCGCCATCATCCGCAGCGATATTCGCGCACGCATGATCGCGTCCCCGAATGCCATCACGCGCGAGTTCTGCCGCAATGCTCTGGAGCAGATGGATCGCCGGGAGCGCGAGAACCAGCTGAAGCGCGTCTCGTTCCAGCACAGTGAAGCCTATGAGGATGGAAAATGAAGTTGGAACATCACATCCTGTCGCTCGGTGCCGGTGTTCAGTCCACGACGGTGTACCTGCTGGCGATGGAAGGCGCACTGCATCTCGATTACGCCGTCTTTGCCGACACACAGGACGAACCGAAGGCGGTTTATAAGCATCTGGAATGGCTGCAAGGGTTGAACGGGCCGCCGATTCTGGTGCGATCTAAGGGGCGATTGAGTCACTCCTTGTCTATGGTTGAATCGGCCAAGTATGGCAAGCGCACGCGATTCGCGGCGGTCCCGTTTTTCACGCTGAAACCAGATGGCGAGATTGGCCAGACACGTCGTCAGTGCTCCAAAGAATACAAGATGGAAGTCGTCGAACGGTGTATCCGGCGCGACATCGTTGGACTTCAGCCACGACAGCGAATTCCGAAAACCATCACGGTTCACCAATACTTCGGCATCTCTCTTGATGAAGCACGGCGCACACTTGGCATTAAAGAGCGGCTCAAACATCCACATTTCCCGCTGATTGATCGCGGATGGACCCGCGCTCATTGCCTGCATTACCTCGAAATCAAGGTTCCGCACGAGGTGCCACGGTCGGCCTGCGTCTACTGTCCATTTCATTCAGACGCGGAATGGATGCGTGTCAAGGCCGTTCCGGAAGACTGGGAACTTGCTGTCAAGCTCGATGAATCCCTGCGCATAGATGGAGCCATTGTTAATCGGAATATGGATGCGCAGATGTTCGCCCATCGCACCTGTAAACCGTTGGCTGAGGTCGAATTTCGCCATGAACGGCAATTCAATATGTTCACACTGGAGTGTGAGGGAATGTGTGGAGTCTGAAGGGACAAGTGTGAATTCATGAGTATCGTCTTCAACGAGGGCGTGGACCGCGATACCGCGTCGTGGCAGATCCCGCCGTTTGAAGCCACGCCTGAGCGCCGTATGGGCGCCATCGAGGATCAGATCCGCGAAGGCGAAGGCTACATCTCCGGCCAGCGGTCCTACAAGAACCTCGGCTCCAACATGCGTCTGTTCGACGGCATCTTCAATGACCGCACCACCTCGACGCTCTGCTCGAATTTCCTGAAGTACAACATCCGCAAATTCGTCGAAACGCTCGCCGACGTGCGCGAGATCGCGCTCTATGGTTCCGACGCCCAGCAGTACAAACCGTATCTGGAGATCCAGAACCGGGTCGCGAAAGCCATCTATGCCGAGTCGGCCTATCCGCGCTCCCTGCGCCAGGCCCTGCAGTACGCCGCCCCCATGGGGATCGGCTACGTCTGGCCCAAGTGCAAGGCCGAAGACTATGGGTTCGGGGAACGCCGGATTATTTTCGAACCGATGGGCTTGCTCGATGTCCTGCCGGTCCAGGTCCCGAAGTCCAACGATGTCCAGGACGCCTACCTGGTGACGGCTTATGAGTACATGCCGGTGGCCGAGGCGCACGCGCGCTTTCCGCTGTTTCAGGAACAGTTGAAACCGGTGGACCGGGTGGGCTCCCCGACGCGCTTTGCCGCCAAACGCATCGACTGGCAGGAACGGTTCCGCTACGGCCAGGAAACCCGCCAGTGGGGCAACCTCTATTGCGAGATCCGCTACACCTTCGTCCGCGACATGCGGATCAATTCGACCGGCTTCACCTTGCCGATGGGCGATCATGGAACGTCGTGGTATTACGAGGTGCCCTCGATCGGCACCGACATCTTCGCCGGCATCCGCAACAACGCCCCCTATATGCGGCCGGCGCGTGTGGAAGACTGCCGCGTCTATCCGCAACTGCGCCTCCTGATTTCTTCGCCCTCGGTGAAGCAGCCGCTCTACGACGGTCCCGCTTTCGACTGGCACGGCAAGATGCCGTTCGTGCAATTCACCGTCGACGACTGGCCCTGGGAGTCGCTCGGTCTTTCCTTAACCGATGCCGTCGGCTCCATTGAATCGACGAAGCGCAAACACGAACGCCAGATGGACGTCGTGCTCGCCACGAAGAAAAACCCGCCCCTGGGCTATGACCGTACGGCGACTGGCGGCCCCCGCATCGAACAGTTCGATATCTTCGCCCAGAACATGCGCGTGGGGGTGGATGGCAAGCCGAAAGACGTCCTGCAGTCGGTGTTGCCGGAGGGTGTGGTCGTCGAGAACGTGGACTACGAGTTTGTCGAGCTCCTGAAACAGATGGAGGAGCAGCAGCTTGGCATCAACGATCTCGGCAACCTCGTCCACATGCGGGCGAATCTCAATGCCGACTCCTTCGATAAGGCTATCGACCCGATCGGCCCGATTGCGAAGGGTATTGCCGCCTCGATGGAAGCGTCCAATGCCAAAGTCGCCTACATGCTGAAATTCATGATCCCGCAGTGGATGTCCACAAAACGGATCATCGAGTATGTCGGCCCGGACCAGATCACGCCCGAGATGTTCGACTTCGATCCCGAATCGCTGATCCCGTCGCATTTGGAAGACGAATTTGTCAACGGCGTGGTGCTGCCGATGGAGACCCTCGAGGGCGGAGCACTCGTGCCGCGGCCGTCCTATTACGATAAACTCACGCGGGCGAAGGCCTTCGCGAAGAACATGCGGCTCATCTCGATCCCGTCGACGCTGCTCAAGATCACCCAGCAGGCCGAGCAGCTGAAGTACCTGCAACTCTACCGCGGCGGCTTTCCGATCTCCCCGCACACGGTGGCGAAGAAGCTGGGGATTGAGAATTTCGGGGAGATTCCCGGCGACACGGAATTCCAGAAATGGGTGAATTGGAAGAAACTCGAGATCCTGTTGCTCGCCCAATCGAAGGAATTGGCCGGCCAGGTGGGTCTTGGCGGCGAAGGTCCTCCGGCCCGACAGGGGAAGCCGCACGCCGGCGGCCGGCCTCCGTCGGGCCAGCAGGCCCCCGCCGTGAAACAGAAAGGCAAGGGCGAGGGCAATCCGCGAACCACCGTGACCGAGTCCCGGTAAGGAGGAGAAATGCCGTTACTCACGATGGTGGTCGTGCTCATCGTGGTGGGTTTTGCCATGTATGCCGTGAACTACCACGTGCCGCTGGAGCCGAAAATCAAGCAGATCCTGAACGGGGTCGTCACCATGGCCGTCGTCATCTGGGTACTTCAGGTCTTCGGGTTCTGGGGGTTCCTGGTCGCGATCACCGTCCGGGGTCACCGGTGAGACCGAACGGCCACGCCCCGATCGATCCCGCCAACGTCGATGCCATCATCGTCAACGACCGCGACGTCTTCGTCACCCACACCACCATCAAGTCCAGCGTCTCGATCGATCAATTGATCGAGCTGCTGCGCCTGCGCAAAGCCACCGCCGAAATCCGCATTCTGCTCAACCAGGGCGGAAAACAACAGGTGTTGCTTACCGAACATACGAAACTCTCGGAAGAGGAGCGCGATGCCGTCCGCAAAGTCCTCCGCATGGACTAGCGTTCTGTTCTTCGTGGAACATTTTCAGTTGACAACCGTCCACTCCCCAGAGTAGTGGTAACCCTACGACGAGATCCCGCAGTGCCCCTCCACCGGGAGTGAACCATGGCGGCCTCGAATGATCACATCATTCGGGGCTTTTTGATTTTTGGAGCCTCGAGAAAGGGTTCCCACCATGGCACGAGGTCGCAAGCATTCCAAAATCGTTTCCGGCCGCAAAGGACATATGCGCAAGCGCGGCCGCCGCAAAGGCGGACGCAAACGCGGCCGCAAGTAGTAGGTCGCTTTCATGGCCTACGGTAAAGGTAAAAAACAGACAAATTCCTTCGTGAAGAAGGGCCGCATTCCGGGCGGCGCCTTCCGTTCCGGCAAATCGAAGAACCCGTTTAAGGGTTCGCCCAAAAGGGGGCGGAAACGGTGAGTCGCCCGATGCCGCCGGATCAAGCAGGGGGAGCGCCGCCGCCGCCGGGTCCAGGACCTCAACCGGGTCCCGCGCCCGGCGCTCCGCCTTCCCAAGCCCCGGCCTCGCCCGCCCAGATGATGCTGGCGCAAATGTTTCAGATTGCCAAACGCATGGCGCAGGAAAACCCCGCGATGGCCGCCGGGATGCAGAAGGCCGCCGAAGGCATCCAGGAAGCCCAAACCGCCCTCTTGATGCAACGTCCCGGTCCTGGACCGGAACAAAACCCGCCCCTCTGAGGTGCATGAATGCCGACGGTACAAGACATTTTAAAAGCCACGGGTTTCACCGACGATCAGATCCAGGGCATGGATGCCAAAGCCATCCAGGCCTTTACCCAGGTCTTGACGGATGCCGATGCCATGCGCACCTCCGCTGATGCCGCGAAAGCGGAGGCGGCCGAGAAATTACGCTTGCAGCAGGCCCTTTATGAGAACGAGATCGTGCCGGCCTTGAATACGTGGGGTACCGACAAGGCCAACCTCGAGGCCACCGTCGAGTTCTACCGCAAGCAGAATGAGGCGGCGCGCACCGCCGGCTTCGTCCCCAAAGACGCTCCGGGTTATACGTCCCCAGCCGCGCCGCCGGCCGTCGCCTCACCCGCACGGGATCCCGCGACCGGACACTTTGTGCCCGGCGCCAACCCGGTCCCCGGTTCTCCGGCCTACATGACGCTCGACCAGGGACTGACCGCCATCAACAATGCGACCTGGGCGCTCTCGGCCTATCAGCGTCTGTTCAATGCCCCGCTTCCCGAAGATGTGGGGGTGTTGCTGAAGGAGGCCTCGGACCGGCGCATGGATTTCCGGCAACACGTCGCCGACAAGTACGGCTTCCAGAAAAAGACGGATGAACTGGCCCAGGCCAAACAGAAAGAACACGACGACAAGCTGGTCAAGGACACCGAGACCCGCCTCCATAAGGAGTATGCCGAACGCGGCGGCTCCAACCCGATGGTGCGCGTCGGTGGGCCTTCGCACTACGACGCCGTCCGTCGTGGCATCCAGGCCGGCACGATGAAAGATCCGTTGACGCTCTCCAAGGATCAGCGGCACGAGGCGGCGCGCGAGATGATCCAGAAAGATTTGAGCGAGTTGCCCGATAACGCCGCGCCGACGGTTCACTAACGACGAAGGAGCGCTTTAAACCATGGCCACCGATCCGCTCTATAATGAAATAGACGCCTCGACGCTCGAGGCCGTCCGCCGCGGAGTGGTTTTCCAGAACCTCTTCGTCGATACCCCCTTCCAGGCCAAACTGCGCCGTGCCGGCGTCTGGGATCCGTTCCTGGGTGGTTCCGGCATGCGCGAAGGCTTCGTCTACGGCCGGCCCCAGGGTGCCGCCGTGGCCCCCGGTCAAACCGTCACCGTCGCCCGCCAGCAGATGAATACGGCCATGAAGTTTTATCCCAAGGCCTATGTCTCCTGGGTGCCGATCGATGACTGGGAACTCGATGATGGTTCCGGTACCGGCGGCGTGATCAACTCCGGGCCGCCGCTGGTGATCAATCAGTACCAGATCTTCATGGAGTTGATGGTCGAGATGATCAACACCATGATCGAGATGGACTCGTTCCGTCACGGTCAGGCGACCGCCATTGGTGTCGCCGACAACCGTGTCCTGAATTCCAACGGCCTTGCGGAAGCCTTGAACAACGGTATCGATCCCTCCTGGGACGGGAATATCTTTTCCACCTACGGCGCCAACGTCCGCGGCGGCGTGATCGGGCCCGCACTCTCGGCGGTACCGTTGTGGCTCGGTACCCCGACGGGGGGAACCGGCCAGATCGACTTCAATGCCCTGATGCTCATGTGGGGGGCCTGCACCATC